ATGGACACTGACCACCGTTCGCAGGAAGGACCCAACCGCGTCAGCTCTACGTTTCATCGATAGCAAGCACTCACTAACAGAACGATAGAACGCTGTTTCAACGGTCAATCAAATGACTAACCAGTCAAATGGTAGATCAACGTGAAAGGGTTAGACTGGGCGCGTGTTGTACGTTAGAAAATGACTGGTAGGTTAATATGTATTGATGTTAGAACGTTGAATATAGGACGATAGAGGGAGGCTATCACATGGGGTGGTTAAGGTGTGTAACGGTGCCCGGGTAGGTGAATAACAGGCATAAAAAAACCGCAATTAAGCGGTTTAGTTGGTTGGTCTGGTTTATCAGTAGTTTATATCATAAGCATAATATTGTGTTACAAGTGATATATGACTTTCTACCTCATGAAGCACTAACCCATGCTTGACGTATATGGTCAACCTGTAGTGTTCGTGTTCTTCGACTGCTACGTTGACCGGTTTATCACCTTGCATTAGTGCATCAAAAGCCGGTTTACCTATCTCTATTTTCATAATTTAAAGCCCCCGCTTGGTAGTTAGCAACCTCTAAAAATAACCGTTTATCAATTGGTAGAAAATAACGACCATTGTCAACCTTAAAGCCTATAAATTGCCAATCTAAACCAGTTAGTACTTCACCGGCTGAATATACCCTATTAGACCGAGTAACCTTTACTTTTGGCGCTTCACCTTCCACCAATGGCAACGGTTTGACGTTCGTTAATAAACCGTCGCAACCTTCTAAGTATATAGGCGCTATATCGCGTGCGCCGGAGCCGTGACAATCAGCACAACCTCGTTGTGCACAACCGTTTTGTAAACAATGACAATAACTTTTCATCTTAACGTACCTCAATTATTACATGGTTTGTGCGAGTGATAACATTAACGTTAAAACCCGCCTCTTTAGCTGATTTAATAATGTTTAAAGCCTGTTTAGCTTGACCCTTGTTTAAACGGTAGTCTGATCGTGTAATGGTGTTCATAAAAAAGCCCTATAAGTAATTAACTGATAGGGTAAGAATAGACCATGTAATAAATAAGTGCAACACTTATTTGGGTATAAAATCCTTTATTCCAAAATAATCAGCAACGGCGCGTTGTATCAATAACCGGTTTAGACCGCCAGCCCCTTCAACCAGTTTCCATAATTCCGGTGGCATAGACACCGGTTTACGTATCAGTTTTTCATTAGGGTCCATTTTTGGTCGACCTGCTTTTGGTAGTTCACGCCAAACAGCTGGCGCAATGTTAACCGGTTCAAGTTGCTCAAAATCACTATCACATGGTCGTGTGATTGATTCGACACAATGTAAGTAACCGTTTATTTTATCGCCACGTGTCCATAGTGGGCGACCGTTGTAAAATCTACGTTGTAATTTCATTGTGTTACCACCTTGAATTTGTTCACGATGTCTTTTTCATTACTTTCTAGAAATGATTTAGCTGCTTGTGTCGGGTTTTTACCGTAAGCGGCACTCCATGGAAAAGGATAAAAGCCGCAATTGCCTAACGAACCAGCTGGGCGCGTAATGTATTTATTTCGCAGTGGTTCAACGCTTATTTTGCAAACTTCAACCCACTGATCATTGACCGGTAGATCATCCATGTAACCTAATACCACTTTTTCACTTTTTCGGCTAAAATATATTTTCATAGTTCTGTCACCTCAAATTGTGAGTGTGTTTCAAAATTAAACGGTTCAATAGTTGCGCCGGTTAGTTTACTTTTTGAATGGTAAACTTCGTTTGTAATGTAAGCGCGAAAATTTAAACCAGTGTATTTTGCAAGTTTAGTAATTGCGCCGCGTTCACTTTTTGCGTATATCTTGAATCGCGTTAAATTTGAATAATTTAATTCACCGTTAAATAAATCAGTTACTTCAACAAAAAAAGCATCTTGTTCATTATCAATCGTTTCTATTTTGTATTCAGTCGCGCCATTGCGGTCTAGTGTTTTTTTGTCGGTTATTAGGTTAAAACCCAATTTTGACAATTGCCATTTTGCAGCTTCATTGATGCGCCCATCGTAACCAATTTGTTCACGTTGACCGTTTTGATTGGTTGCCAAAATTGCGCCGTTATACCATGCAATATAATGCGCGGTAGGGTTACCATATAAATCATGTGACGCGTTAAAAGTCTCAATAGTAATAGTATTCATTGTTTACTCACCCCAATCTAAATTAATTTCAATTTGTTTTTTAGGCAATGCGCGGCCTTCAATTAAAGCGTCAAAATGTAACGCCATTCCGCGCCAGTATTGTTCTACCAAGTCGGTTTCTTGTCGTTCTGTATTCGCTTTAAAACCGTACTTTTCAAATACTTCTAAAATATGAGCGTTATAGAATGGAAAAGAACAACACGACGGTAAACCGCGTAAATACTCCTCTATCGCTTTCACTTGTGAACCATAGTGATCGTTAGCCCAGTTGCCGTGTTCGCTCATGTACGTACTACGTAAAAAGGCGGCCTTTTCTAATATAGTTAAGGGTTCAGCACTTTCATAACCAGTAGCGTCAACACCATTTAAAATAATTTGCTTTAATAGTTGACCTTTATTCATTTTTTATTCCGTCCTATTTATGTATTGGATAACCGCAAGAATAGAGCATTTTTAAATAAGTGCAACACTTTTTTATTCTAATTTATGTAACAGCTATTAACTTCCTGTTTTTTCCTCTTTTCGTACCCTTACAACCATCTATTTAAACAACCTAACCGCACCAACCGTTAGTAAGTGCTCACTTACTCCGAAAACCGCATGATACAAGACCCTCTCTGAAAGCCGCATGTCACTGTCCGGTACCAGTTTTGATTTTTTGACTCAAAAATACCCCCCATGGGATAGCCGTTCCTAAAAACAGTTCGACTTTTTGAAAAGCGTGTCTACCTTGCGGGTTTTAACCATAGTGACTACTAACTTTCCCCCAGCAGCAAAAAACCGGAAGTGTTACGGTTGACAGTGGTTAAATTATTTAGTAGTTGCGCGTTTGCGCGTGAGGGAAATCAAGATTTAGCGCTTAACCAGAATGACCGTTTAATCACTTTGTGTTTGAATGGTGATTCTAAGACGTTCTGAGGTGGTTGAAGGGGTGACCTAGTAGTAGGGTACAGGGTGGGGTGGTGATCGTTGAATGGTGAGCTGATTTAGTGGGTATTTACCGTATTTAAACAGGGTATCCGACCCCCTTACCGATCAAATACCCCTGACCCCTCCCCCTACCTTCTTGCAGAGGGTGCCTTTGCGCGAACGAGTGCTCTTGCGAACTGCCATTCAAAATCTTTATAAAACTGAGACTTAGCGTACTTGTAGAATTTGAACTTGCGGTTGTACTTGACCGGTGTGTTCACAATCTGCATGTGCATCTTCAGACCCTTCTTGGTTCGCTGCCATACGCCGTATTGAGTTTTAGGATTTAAACCTTTCGGAGTTCCCACAAAATAATTATCGAACGATTTACGTTTGAGATAATTCGCTCGCATTTTTTTACTGACGTTACCGAACTTCGTTGTCCTAGAATTTTTAGTTCGTTGAATGATCCCTTTTCCACCTTTAGGTCGTCTGGTACCGCCATGAATTTGTAACGCAAGGTATTCGTTTTTCTCTCGTGTTCGAACGTAAGCGCTCAAATCTCGTTTGTGTGATTTGGTGTATTCAAAACCTTGCTTAGTCCAACGTGTTGCGCCCAAGTGAAAGTTACGATCAGCTTCCTTCGGTAATCTGTCTTTCGCAATCGTATACGCAACACGATTGATCGCTTGGCTGGCAGCGAACGGAACTTGCTTCATGTACGTTTCGTCAAGCTCGTTAAATACTCTATCTACGTCGCTATCAATGGTTAATCTCATAACAACCGCCTTCCCGTGATAATCACAATTGATTTTACTCTAATCGCGTTGTTTTTCTAGTTCTGTCATCTGTCATGAGTTCTGTCATAGTTCTGTCATCGCTAAGTCCTTGATTCTATTACCTTTATTCTTCTTTATGACAGATGACAGAGAATATATAGTATATTGGTAACAGAATATGTAAATAAGAATGGTTATCATATATATAAATACTGGGGGAAAGTAGAAAAAGTTCTGTCATAATAAAAAAATGCCGCAAACCCACGTGGTTACTGGGCTGCGGCATGACAGAACGTTCCGGCATGTTTCTGTCAAAGTCACGTTATAGCGAATAAATTAACCTTACTGTTCTGGTTATTGACGTAGAGGTCAGTAACTTTACTGATCGGTGAGTCATTATGTTCGCCAATTTTCACATAAAGTACAGGACGGGTATTACCATCAGTCTCTAAATTACGACTAACACGACCACTGTTGCTTTCTGTTCCTGTTAAATAGTCGTATCCCAACGACTGCATAATTGCCCGGCGCTTATTTCGTTTAACCTTTTTATCTAGCTTACGTTCAATCAGTAACCGGTCTAAGTGATATCCGCTAACGAACCCCCCTCTGAAACCATACAACCCTGCGTTAATCGCCTCTTGAATTTCCTGTTCGACTTCGCCTTGAGTATGTTCAATTGCTTCGTCTGTACTGGACGTTCTGGGGGCTTGCTGACACGACGTAGCGGGGTTGAGTTCATCGGCAATCACACAAGACGCTAAATAGTCGTGCACGATTGCATAGCCCCCCTCCTTCAGCCAAGCGTACAAGTTTTGAAAGTAGGTAGCGTTCCAACCGTCTCGCATCATGTCTTTTTTGGTTTGCTGGTTGCTGTATAAAATGGCGTAACGTCTTTGGTCCACATTGACCGGTATAGCGTCCTTATGATTGGTCGCCATGATAATGTTCGCCCGGTTGTCACCGTTGTAAGTGTCCACACCTTTACGCTCAATCGCCAACTGTTCATTAGTAATGATCGGTTTGAGTGCTTCTAATACTTCGCCACGGTGCGACGGTATTTTAATTTCATCAATGAAGCAGAACAGTTTATTCTCAATCCAACCGTTAAACTTGCTAGCAATCTCAGTACTGTTAGGAGTGATACAATAACGATCACCTAAACACTCTCTCATCACTCGATAGATAAGAGTCTTACCATTCCCTTCTACCCCTTGAACAACCGGTGACCATTGGAACTTACTACCTTTATGCTGAACGCAAGCGGCCATGAACGACAACAAGATATCAGCGTCGCGCCCATGTGGAAGTAGCGTTTTTATATGGTTGATGAATGGGCTCGGGTCACCTTTCATTCGTGGCGTATCAATCGGTACGTACGCATTAACGAAGTGATACCCCCCTTGCTTGTAAACAACCCCGCTCGGTTTCTCTGGTGCAAAACTTATCCGGTCTGCTTTTGGAAAAAACCATGCTTGGCTTTCGGTGAATACTTCAAAGGCGTTCTTACTGGTCTTGTCACCAATCGCATCTAAAGCAAAAACATAACCGCCATAACTACTCTTAAACGCCATGGGTTTTAACATGGAACCATTCGGTGTAAGCACCGTCTGCAATTCTTTAATGTACGTGCAACCTTTAAAATAATCTTGTTGTGTTATGTGGTCCATAAATTGGTAACCGGACCGGACCGTCGCACCGTCTATGATTTCCGTAACGTCGTGCGCTTGCACACTTTCCTTGTAGCATTTCTCAGTCATCAGCACCGCATTACTAATGGTACTTTTGCGGTACGCTTCACGCTTCACCCATTTGTCCCTGACCAAACCGGACCGGTTAAACAATCGTTCCATTCGTACCGGGTTCTTTTGCGTCCAAAATGCAAGGTGCATGCACAGTGCTTGGTCAAGACTTGACTCATCACCGCCGTACTGTACAACGGCTTGTTCTGTTTTATTCCACAGATCAGCTACGGTACATTTCCCAGTAAACGCATTAGCTACTCCGGTTGTACCCAACATCTTGGCAATCAGTGCATCATCATCGGGTATAGCCCCCAGTGGTTCATCCACCCATGGCACCGAACCGCTACCTACTACACCAACAGGGAAATACTTATCAGCAATAGTGGTGAGGTCGATTACTGTATCTTCATTACCACCGGCACCCACATTTCCTGTCCACGCTATAAAACGTTCAGTCGTGTAGAGTTCAATATGCAACTTAGTGTTTTTACACATTCTATCTTCAGGCACCGGACCAGTACCCCAAATGTGCAACCCCTTACCGGAACGCGACACCTCTACCAAACAACCAGCTGTAGCATTAACCAACTCCATAGCTAATGGGCTCCATGTACCGTCAGGCTGTAGAGCACCATCAATATCTAAGCACCAATACGGATTATCATCGGTAAGCACGAAACCAAGCTCGCAACCTATTAGTTGGGCTTGTATTTGAGCGGTTTTATGGTCGGTGTGAATAGATTGGTCGTGAGGGTCGTGAGGAGTTAAAAAAGCCGGATTAACCGGCACTTTGTTCTTATGTAAAATCCAATTATTGTACGCGGTTAATGGCATGTGTAAGGGCTCGCTCTTTCAAGTCACGATCAATTTTACGGGTTACAACGTGGTTTGCTATCAAACCTTGAGCAATAACCGCAAGGTCTTCTTTCTCAACTGCAAAGCGTAACAGATCACGACGTAACTTATCCATATTTGTAAAATGGACCACAATTGTACCGTTCACAACTTCGGCAGCTTCCGCAATTTCAGGCATCTTAATTTTGTCAAAGCCTTTCTTGCGAGCAAGCTTTAGGGCCTGTTTTAAAATATTTGATTTAGTATAGTGCATTTCATTTACCTTCAAGTTCGGCGGTCAATTTATCAAGTTGGTCGGACATTTCGTTAAACGTCTTGGTCGTGGCTTCCATGCCATGTTCCGGTGAAATAACCGTATTCACATTTTCGAATTTCTTAATGGTGGTAACGTATCTTTGCATAGCACGATTGAAACGTATCTCTAACACTTCAAGTTCGGTTGGTTCATTAGGCATGGTGATTATCCTTCATTTAAAAACTGCATAGTGCGACGGAATGACTTACAAGTCAACAGGATCATTTAAGAATTTGGCATACCCACCACGTTTGAGTACCCAAGTGCACCAACGTAATTGCGCCTCCTCGTGATCATTACCGCTGTAAGTCCAGCCTTGTTTTTTAACTTCAATACTGGCAAATTGACCAATCATTGTACCTACCATTTCCGGCGTAATGGTCACAGGGCGTATACCTATCAAGTCGGCACTCTTAAACTCTTTGTTCATTTGCCGTGTATCATTTGCTAACCCAAAACGCAGCGGTACCCCCCTTTTATCTTCAAGCACCCCGACGTTATTCCTGAGTAATGAAATACCTTTACGACTGGCTTCCAAACGAACACGTTGTTGTACCGACGATTCAGACATTGACCCACCGGCACTAACGTCAGGTGTAACAATGTCGGTTAACTCTTGTACTGCCATTGGTGGAACTTGCCAACGTAAAACCCATTCATAAAATGTCATTGGTTACCATCCTTTGACCTTAGTGCGTCAATAACCGAGTGATTTGCGGCCACTTTTAAAATTGCGTCGTTTACAGATTTCTCCGTTCCGTGTTTTTCTTCATGATGACCGCCGTCTCGGTGAACTATAGCGAGTAAATCAGAAAGCTGTTTTTTCAGATTATCCTTGGGTTCGATTTCATTATAAGCCAACGTAAACAGCTCCCAACCTTCCTGCAGAAAATTATCGACGTAACGACCATCAAGCTCATTACGATCAAAACAGTAGCCTTTCTTAGTTGCTCCTTTTTCGAAAAAAAGTCTTAGTCTATCTGTGTTATTCATGATCACCATCCTTAAATAATGCATCATATTGCAGCTTGACCTCCTCAACTACAGACTTCAAATGTAAGACTCTTCGATCATCCACTTGCCTAACAACTGCATTTGCAGCCTGAATTAGCAGGTCAATATCAGCAGGCAGCCCACGATGCTGATTATCATTCATATCCTTTACGGCTTGCTGGTAGCCCATATTGGCACCGCAATGGAATTCTGAATGGAAACCTCTGGATTCAGTTCTTATGGTGTCGAACCAAGCATCAAACTTTTCCTTTACCTCTTCTTTGTTCATACCCTACCCTCCAATCTCTGTTGGCGTGATCAATACCAAGGTTAAAAGCCTTTGTTGCTATTGCATCAATTCTACTGTGAAGCTCATTTAGAATAGCTTCTGCTCCTTCGATATCCGACTGACTAGATTTTTCATTCACTTTGAAATAGTCAAAAACATATTCCCTTAACTTCCCGCAAAATCGTTCATCTGCATTAGCAGTATTTACTAAGTAGTAATTGGTTTTTATCTCCATCTTAGCTTTCCTTCTTTATGTGATCAGATGGGTACTCTATAACTTCTGATTCAGTGGTATAGCTAACACGTTGAGCATAATTATCTTTCTTTACTTCAGCCTCAGCTTTTTCCATTGCCCTAAGTTCAGATAAAGCCAACACTTCAATTTCGTGAGTCTCAACAACTTTCACTTCAACCTTGTATTTTCCGTATTTCATACCCTACCCTCCTGATTTAACACCAAACGTGCAGCGTCTAATGCCTTGATCCACGGTTCGCTAGTGTAAACATCATTATCATCCAACCTAACCAACATCTTTAATATGCTACGTAGGTTAGCTATCTCAACGTCTTTCGATTCCTTACGAGGAGGTTTGACTTGAGGCATATATTGAATGCTGTTTACACCGCTTTCCATTCGTTCAAGTTCACTAATTCGGTTACGAGCTTTTTCATAAAACCCAACTAATACCGCATTAATAATGGTCAGTATGAAAATTACTATTAATGATAATTCGAACATCTTGTTCACCTTTGTTGTTATTGTTGTTGCTGCTCACCACTTGCGCCGTAGCATCGTAATATTGTGACTGTCGTTTTATAGCTTCGACACGAGCGTTGTACGACCAAAATAAACCGATTGACTCAACACCCGCTTGAAAGGTGTCGCGTTCTTTTAGCAGCATTTTCATTAAAGCAATCTGATAGTCAATTTCAAGCATCATCAGCGCGACCATTTTTTTCTGTTCCCATTTAGTCATTGCTTTTCACTCTGAAAAAATTGAATAACCACGCCGATTACGACACCGACGAAAAACATAAACGCTTGTTCGCCGCCACGGTCGAAGATGTCCACACCGCTGTACCACGTAATGAACATTAGGAGGATTATTGCCAACAAACCTAATAGTAGTTTTTTCATGTAACTCACCTTTTAAGTAGTAAGTGTGCAAAGTGGATGGTTTAAATTACCGAGCCCCCGCAGGTCGGCAAAAGAACCGTGTAGATACGCTACACCCGTTAAACCATCCACTTTGCACACTTGTTTGTTTTAATCGTTATCAATGTAACGAACTATTTCAGATGCGCTGTTGTCAGTTTTTAAAGAACTAAAACCAAACGGCGCAAAATTAAAACCATCCCCTTTACCGTAAACCCAAATGTGACGACCTTTCATTTCTGAAAAATCATTAACTTGTAATTCTATCAGTATTTTACGTATTAATTCACAACCTTTCGCTGTACCTACACGTCCGTCACCGTTTGGTGCATCAAGTGCTACGCCACCCAACACCTGCGAACAACCTTCCTCATAGTCCACGGATATTTTGAACGATAAGATGCCGTTACTTTTTCCCATAGAAAGTGATGCGTTATTAATTTTTGCTAATTGTTTATTCATATCACACCTTTGTTTTAACTCTGGTCTACCACTTTATCTAAAATGACTTCTAAGTCAACTGTTTTTTGACCTAATGCACTCACCGTATCAATACCGAAGTTACGGTAAAATTTCATATAGGCCGCTTTAATGCTTAATCCACCGGCCACTTGTACACCAGCCCAATGATCAATTGCATCACTTAACCGATTAACCAGATCAGTACGGTTGGTGTGTTTCTTTTCTAAACTGGCTTTTATAATGGGCGTCGCACCGTATGGAATTTTCAGTTTGTTAACATGAGCAACGTCACCCCTTAACTTAGCTAACATTTCCTCATCCATTTCAGTTAGATCACCTTCTACAAACTCGGGCGCGGTACGTTCAGGTGGTAGTTGTTTATATCCACAGAACGGGCAAACCTTTTCCCAACTCTCATACACTTCTAAACAATTAGTACATGCTCTAATTGGTATTTCGTCAGGATCTTTCTCTGCACGTTTCTCACGACGATCTAGTGTCCATTCCTTGTGAGCATCCGGTAAACCGTGTCGTAGCACATTACCCACATGGTCGATGATGATAGCGTGGGATTTCCCTTCGGCCGGTCGTAGCACACGCCCAAACTGTTGAGCATATAGGCTGTATGATTCGGTTTTACGAGCCATACTAGCAACGGAACAAGCCGGTAAGTCGAATCCTTCACCAAACAGATCAACGTTCACTAACTGCAGGTACTCACGACGACCAAACGCCTTAATTGCTCGCTTACGTTCCGTATCCGGGGTTTTGGCACTCAGTGCGATAGCTGGTACACCGCTCTTGTTAAACTGGTCAGCTACAAGGTGTGCGGTTTCAACGTCCGGTACGAACGTTATACCCAGTTGTCCTTTAGCAAACCGTAAGTAGTCACGCACGATGTCACCGATAATGTGCGATTCTTTGGTACGTTTGGCCAATTCTTTCTGGTTGTAATCACCGGTTGTACTGCTCACTTTTAAATTGGTCAAATCAATATCGCTTGGCGGGGCAAAAATTCGATACTCAGTTAAGAAACCTTCGTCAATTAACTGTCTCATAGATTGTCCAACGATCATTTCGTCAAACAAACCGTCGTGATGACTACCTAACCCTCTACCGTCAGCACGTATTGGCGTAGCTGTCACACCAAGCCCACGAGCATTAGGGAACAGTTTGGCACCCTTACCCCACTTATTGTCTATAAGGACGTGGTGCGCCTCGTCAGTAACCCACAATTTAACGGAATTAAACCATTGCATTAACGTCGGGTCACCTGCTCGCCTTATCAGAGTATCGACACCGGCCACAGCGACCGTTGAGTTAGGGTCATACCAACTCTTACCCACTTCTGAGATATGATCCTGTATGCAATTCCGAATGACGGTATTTGGAGCAATTATACGGTGCTTAATACCGTTCCTAGCGAGTGCGATACTAATCTGGTTTACCAGTTCTTGCCGGTGAGCAATTGCACAACAAGGCTCGTGTTGATGTAACCGTATTATCTCGGAAAAGATAACTGTCTTACCACCACCGGTTGCAAGTACAGCAAGTGAATTTTTAACGCGGGTATGGGATTCAATAATTTGTGCGACTAATGTTTTTTGGTAGTTTCTTAACTGCATTACTCAATCCACTCTACGATAGTGTTACCAATGTTACATTTATCAAACTTACCAACCGGTAAACTTATGGTAATGTTACCGACACGACAATGTTGACGGTTATTTACTGGCCACCCAACAGCCTTCACTTTGAGCAACACACCATCGACCCTTAAAACCTTGGGTATTCTTGCACCTCGTAACCGCTCCCTCGCCGTGTGAACGTCCATAGGATTACAGACCGGTTTGTCAGGATCGTTAACATCCCATTGTAAACCACAACTATCACAGATCATTTGATCACTATATTGTTTAGCTTTACAGATCATCTAAAACCTCCAACAACTTATCACATTGTTCGCTAGTAAGATGTTTACAGTCGCCTCTAAGGAAGTGATATGCTTTTGCTGCAACTTTCTTACGTTTTACGTTTAACTCAATCTGTAAACGCAACTCTGTACTGTATTCAACCAAGGTGGTCAGTGAATATCGATTACCGACCAAAGAACCGCTACTACGGTTGAACTTCATCCCCGCAACTATAACTTGGGTTTTGGTAATCCGGTCAACCGTTCTGATTTCACTACGATTTCGTCGACTGATTATAACTCGATCACCAACACCTAAGTTCTCTAACCAATTACTCATCTAGAACCTCTACTTACCCAAACAGATCATGTGACCACCATGTTTACGGGTGTATCGACAATTCTTACAGTTACACATAAGTTGTGACCGCTTATCCTCGCCTATGTTCCGTGGTGCCGGTGGAGTTGGCTCTGTTTTGAAAAACGATGTTGTACGCTTCCGGGCTAGTGAAATCGGATCACCTTCAGTACGACTCTTCTCACGTTTGTTACGTATTAACTCAGCGATTGTTTCAGCAAATATTAATTGTACCGTATCGCTACTTTCATTGTGAAATACAGCCTTAATTGCGTCTATCAACCGCTCGATATTAAGGTTACGGTTAACAGGTGTATGTTCTAATCGCTCAACTGTTAACATTCGCTCGTAATTTTCTATCAATTCTAAAAGGTCCGGTGATTTCACCTGAACCATTTCACGGCGACCTCGGTAATTACGATCATTTTCAAGTTGTCTTTTGATGTTTAATAGTACGTTCGGCATAATTTATTTCCTATTTGTTGTTGACTCGGAGGTCATTAAACACTAGGATGACTTCGCAGTCAATTAAATTTAAACAAACGTAAGGTAATAAAACATGACAATATCAATCACTTTAAACGATTTAACAGTTGAACAGCTACGTGCAATTACTGACGTACTAGGTGGTGACACACCTGTTCAGGTAGTACCAACCCCACCGACTTTAAATGGTGAACCTGTAACTGACGCTGAAATAGCACAAGCGGTTGTTGAAACATTAGGTGCTACTGAAGAAGTACCAGCACCCCCTAGCTTGTTCGACGCAAAACCTGCACCAACTGGTGAAGTAGATAAAGCGGGTATGCCTTGGGACAAACGTATTCATGCCAGCACTAAAACACAGACTCAGAAAGGTCTATGGAAAAAGAAAAAAGGCGTAGCGGCTGAACTGGTAGCGCAGGTTGAAGCTGAATTGCTGGGAAAGTCTGCATCAACCGAAACAACGGCACCTGTTGCCTCAACTATCCCACCGGCACCGCCTATTGTTTCCACTCAAGAGGCGAATACCCAACAGCTACCGGACTTCAACCAAACAATGATGTTGATTACCGGAGCGTTGAGTAACGGCGATTTAGAAATGGATGAAGTGACTGAAATCGTCGCTAAGTTCGGTGGTGGTGATCAAGGTCTGCAATCATTGGTTAATGCACCACATGCAATACCGATGGTTTACACTGAAGTTAACGGATTAATCAATGGCTGATCACTTTCACATTAGTCCGTCAATGCTCGGTACTATGGTGAAGTGTCACGGTTCTTATCAGGCTAGGCAGAAGTGGCCTGATATTGACCTAGAAAATGACGCGGCGGAGTATGGGACCGCCGCTCATTGGTATGCTGAACAATTGGGCAAAGTTGAAATAGGTGATAAGGCACCTAACGGCGTACTCATTGATCAGGATATTGCGCTTTATACCAAACCGTACATTGAACGCATAAAACAACTAACCAGCATTAGCGAATACTGTGGAGTTGAGACGAAAGTAAACCTTCCAATGTTGTTAGAAGGAATGTTTGGTACCGTCGACCTGTGGGCTTATGACATAGGTACGAAAACACTACACGTAGAAGATTTAAAGTTTGGTTTCAATGTTGTTGAAGCCGATGATAATTTTCAATTAGCAGCTTATGCAATTGGTTTGTTAGAGGCGTTAGGTTTCAACGGGCACACCGAACAGGACGTAACTGTTGAAATGACAATCCACCAACCAAGGGCTTGGCACCCAATGGGTACAGTAAGAACGTGGCGTGTTAAAGCTACTGACTTACGGGCAACACGGAACATTATCATCAATACCATTAACGCAGTTCTTAGTGGTAGACCGTTAATGTTCAAGTCGGGTAATCATTGTAAGTATTGCAATGGTAAGCTTTATTGCCCTGCTGCAATATCGGCTGGATACAATGCGGTCGATGTAATAACCACAGGTTCGTTACTTGACGACCAACCAATTGAAACTTTGGAAAGCATGTTCGTCACTTTAACTAATGCTAGACGAGCTTTAGAAAACTTATATAGCGCTGTTGAACTGACGTTACAGTCTGAAGTTGAAAAAGGTGCCTATGTTAACCGCGTAGGAATTGTAAAAGGTCAGTCACGCCGTAAGTGGTCCCGTGATGACAAAGAAATAATAACTCTGGGTAAATTGTTCGGCTTTGAACTAACAGAAGAAAAAGTTTTAAGTCCTGCTAAAGCTGAACAATTAGGTATTGACCCCGAAGTCATTAAACCATATATTACCAAGACTCGCACAGCACCTAAGCTGAAAGTGACTAACGGTAAAACACTAACTGAGAAGGTTTTTCAAAATGCCAAAACTAAATGATTTACAAGTAGTAACAGACGACGTAATTGTAATTTGGGATGGTTTAACAAATCCTGAAACAAACCAGCAAGGTAAAGTCCAACATCATTTGTCTGTAGCTTTCCAAGCAAATTCACCTGTTCACGCAGAGCTAGAACAACTTTTGCAATCCGAACTATTAACCGGTGATTTTAAAGGTAATTTACCGGCTGGTGCAAAATGGGGAATTGCCGATGTTGACACATCCAAAATTCCTGAATTAGCCGGTTGGAAAAAAGCCAACATCGGTACGTACACCGGGCAACCGACTTGTGTAGATGAAAACGGTCAGAAGATCAACCCTACAATGCTGGCAGGGCTATTACGTGCCGGTTCACGGGTCAAACTCATCGCACACGCCTATACGTACAACGCAATGGGTAATCAGGGCGTTAAGCTCGGTTTGGACGGCGTACAGTGTCTTGGTGCTGGTATGGAGCTGTCTGTCAGTGCCGGTATGTCAGCGGATCAAGTCGGTGCGGCATTCGGTGGACAACCAATGGGTACCGTAGCAGGTGTACAACCAATGCCTCAAGGTGTAGTTCAACAAGGCGCTGCACCAACACCAGCTGCACCAACACCAGCTGCACCAACACCAGCTGCACCAACACCGGTACAAGGTTTTGCTCAAGGTGCACCAGCTGTGCCAGCACCAACACCAGTTGAAAAATCTTACAATGTGAATGGTCAGGTATACACTGAATCAGCATTGCGTACCGGCGGTTATACCGACGCTCACTTTGCACAAATGACACCTGTTGCTTAGTCGATAGGTGATTAATAAAACCGGACCTTTGCTTAGTTAATGGGAGTTGCTAAGAGTCGCACAGAGGTTCGGTTTTTTACTTAGGATTAATTATGCAAAATTTACCGTATGAGAATCAAGTTGTTATGTGCAGGGAGAAAAACAAAAAGACTTATCATCGTGCTGTTTATAAAAACGGTGTGTTCATTGCCGGTGGTGATTACCCAATTAAGGTATATGAAATCAAGCCTGTGGAATGGTTTGATTTTGATGAATTTCACAAGGAGTAGCTATGCAAACTTACGATATAGAAACTTACCCTAACGCCTTTACTTGTTGGTTCTATGACAGTGAGAATTGGTACTACTACGAAATTTCTCAGTACCGGAACGATTTAGAGGCGTTCCGAAACCATTGCATGTGGTTAGCGTCCCATCAGATACCTATGGTTGGTTTCAACAATTTAGGATTTGACTACCCTGTAGTTCATCATATTTTGACGACGCATCATTGTAACTACGCAACCATTTATGCAAAAGCTCAAGAAATCATAGATACACCATGGGATGATCGGTTTAGAAATATGATCCGTGATCCTCTGGTGCCTCAAATCGATCTGTACAAAATCAAGCACTACGATAACTTTTCTAAATCAACGCGGTTAAAATATTTAGAATTTGTAATGCGAATGCAAACCATACAAGACTTACCGATTGAAGTTGGTACATGGTTAACACAATCACAGATTCACGATCTCGCCGTGTACAATAAACACGACGTGCAGGCCACTCATGATTTCCTTGTTGATTACTGTTTACCGGACATAGAGTTACGAAAAGCTTTATCGGACGAGTACGGTATTAACATGATCAACTTCAACGATTCTAAAATGGGTAGCGTTGTACTAGAACACGAACTGCAGAAAGCAGGTGTAAGTACCGGCGGTAAAACGTTCCGTGATCAGATTGAGCTAAAAGAAATCATACTACCTTATATTTCTTTTGCTCATCCTGAATTTATTAGGGTTCTAGATTATTTAAAAGGACAAACGTTGAAAGAAACCAAAGGTGCTTTTGATGATTTGTCAGCGCATTGTTTTGGTATTGAATTTATTTTTGGAACCGGTGGTATTCACGCTAGTATTGAATCAGGTCATGTCCATGCTGAAGAAGGTTATCAGATTGTTGATGTTGACGTAGCCAGTTATTACCCAAACTTAGCAATCAGTAACCGTTGGTACCCTGAACACCTTAGCGAAATTTTCTGTGACGTTTATCAAGCGCTCTACGAAAAACGTAAAACCTTCCCAAAAGGTAGCCCACAAAACGCAGCGTTAAAATTAGCATTGAACGGTACTTACGGTAATAGTAATAGTAAATACAGTACGTTCTATGACCCTAAGTTCACAATATCTATCACGGTGAATGGTCAGTTGTTATTGTGCATGTTGGCTGAACACCTTGCCGTTATACCGACGTGTAAGCTGATACAGGCTAACACTGACGGCGTGACCGTCTCCATACGTGACGATTACCGGCCTTACCTTGACGAAGTATGTCGATGGTGGGAAAACCTCACAGGGTTGATCTTGGAGGCTGCAGAATACTCGGACATGTGGATACGTGACGTAAACAATTACATTGCCCGTTATACAAACGGTAAATTTAAGCGCAAAGGTGCTTATGAGTTCGACCGCCAACCTCACCAGAACCACAGTGGTCTAATTGTTCCTAAAATGGCTTTTGATCGTATCACCGGTTCTGTTACACCAGCTGATGAATTAGACTTTTTAATGTGCGCTAAGGTGCCTCGTAATTCTCGGTTGGAGCATGGTGAAACGGTGATACAACCGATCAGTCGTTACGCCGTTACGAAAACTGGTGAACCTTTAACGAAAGTCATGCCACCGATCAAAGGTAAGGGTACGACTGAACGACGTATCGGTATTGATAAAACATGGTTAACCACAGTAGTTAACGACTTGTCTGACGATAGTTGGATAGCTAATATTGACCAAGAATATTACGAACAATCAATTCAAAAATTGGTAGGTCCAGTATGTCGGCATGTACCCGTAAAATAACTTACGTTACCAGAAAAGCGGCTAAGAAAGCGGTAAAGCGTATCAAGGCCAAAGGTAAAATACCCGCTGAAGAATATCACTGTCCTGAGTGCGGGTTTTACCACTTAACAAAAAAACGAAACATGAACTACAAGGTGATAATAAGAAATGAAAACACGATTTAGACATTGGGAATGGTCAAGCTTAATACCAATTTGGCTTGCCGTGGCGTTGCTCACTTTTGCCGGTATGTACTTCACTAACAAATATACCGAATACGAATCAAACAAGGTTTGCAATCAATCAACTTTAGTAAAAGGATGGTGTGAAAGATGAAAGCGCTAGGAACCCAAATAGCAGGTAACCATTACAAGGATTTACCTTATCAACCAGTAGAACTCTGGGCGAAGTTAAAACTAAACGCCTTTGAAGGTGCAATGGTTAAATATATCACCCGGTACAAAGATAAAAACGGTAGTGAAGATTTAAACAAGGTTTTACATTTTTGGAAACTATACCAAGAATTAAAACCATTGCCACGGTGGTACAGGTTCGTGCCGTGGTACATAGAACATGTTTGGTATTACAAAATGTCTAAAGAAGTAGACAGGTACTGTGACATGAACAACATGGAACCAACCCAAAAGAAAGCGTTAAAAATCGCACTTTCCAGAATAACGGAAAGACACGACATGGCGCTGTGGATAGGCTTTTTAAAAACAATGCGTAGAGGTACTGAATAATGAACGAGTTACACCGGTTAACAGCATGGCATAACGCTTGCCGCCCTGATAAAACGAAAGAAGAAGTTATCGAGTTGTACAAAGACTTGATCAAAGAAGAACACAAGGAGTTAATGGACGCACCTTCACAGGGTAATTTGATCAAAGAGGCTGCAGACTTAATTGTTGTAGCTAGTGGGTTAATTGAGGCATGTGGTTATAACACTAATGATGTACTGACCCTCGTTAATGATTCAAATATGTCCAAGTTTTTATTTGAAGAAGATTTAACAGACGAATTAGATTTGAACGGTAAGTATCTGCGCGAAGTTGAACTAGGTGTTTTTGCGTTACACCGTGGTTCAGATAGTAAAATGCTCAAATCACCAAAATATCAACCGGTTGATGAATCTCTGTTTGAAGATTAACCGCCTTCAAGGTGTTCTGCGACCGCTGTAGAACACCTTGCTCCCCATTGATACAATCTAGCCGTGTAAGTTATAAAGTCCGGTAGCGGCATTCCTGATACGTCAGGATCGAAGTCAAAACCGGCACATTCGGGTGTAGGTGGCATTACTTCAACAGGGTTATCTCGGTAGATGTATTTAACGACTGGATCAACATCAGGGATAACAACCGGATCGTCGTCAAAGTTTAGAAAAATCCACGCTATCAGGAACCCGGCAAGTGCCGAAATCGATACGGTCCAAACGAACTTTAAGTTGATTGATTGCAGCGTCTTTGACTCTCTCAACGGCTTTGAAATCGTTGATTCGCTCCACCGTTTCACTATAACGCTTATCACATTCGTTAAGAGCGTTTTCAAGATCAGTGACCACATCTTCATTACCTCGGTTTATCTCGACAATTTCTTGCCATTCATTGTAATTTGACTGAGCGACTTCTTGCCAACGGTCTGCATCGGCCTGAGCATCGTTAAGGCGGTCAGTTTGAACGTAACCAAAAACGGTGAGTATAGCGACCAGTAACCATTCCATTATTTAGACCTCCCAGCAAAAGCCCTAACAGCATCTACTATCGTTGCCCGGCCATTGCTACCAACAGCCCAACAGAAAATAATAAAGCCATCAAATAGAGCTATGTTATCAGGTACAACACCATTCCAGTATGAGTATAAAACGAAATGGAAAAAGGCAAAGAATGCCATTAGTCGTGTCCACTTTAGCTGAGGCTCTGTGTGAATAGGATCATTCATAACTTTGAGAACTCCTTACCAAGCACATTTAAGAACCGCAGAGGCTCTTTGTGGTAGTAGATGTACTCACGGTCATCTTGGTCAGGACAAAGCCACAGTAACCGTTGTCTACGTACATCGCCATGGTACATGACACGCTTTTCACCACTTAACTTACAGTCGAAGTAGATACCGAAACCTCCGAGCCCCGGCAACCGTTGAGCACTCATCCAGAATTTGGTCGCTTGATCATTACGTCCGAACCAATCAGTAGCTGTTGCTTTCTTATTACCATTAACACCTACAGCATGACGGCTTGTACTGTCTTCAAATCGTATATGCGCTGCTACAACGGGACTTGGGACCATGGTACAGCCGGTAAGCTCTCTCAGCCCAATAGACATGTTAAACACGCTGTCAGCCATGTACGGTATTACTTCGGTTGGCCATTCTTCTTTGACTAAGCTCATTCTACCACCTCGACTCTCACGGGTGGGGCGGGTTTGGCAATACGTCGGGAGTCTTCAGCTTGATAAATTAAGATGGGGCGGTATTCATACCAACCTAACGGTATTCTATCAGGTATGACTGCTGCAAATTGAATGTTCATGCAGCCATCTTCTGCATAAGCTCCGTAGCTGATACTTGGCATCATGAATTTGTTACCAGTATCAACCTTGTGGAACTCCTTGTGGACAGTGACAATAAGGTCAGACTTTATGCACACCGTACGGTCAAATGTGAATTCATCACCGTGTTTTAGCCCATCATATACTTCGACACCGTTCACTGATTTGATAGTAAGAGGGTCAGTCTTTAGTAGCTTAATTGACGAATTGATTGAAATTGCCACCAATACGGCAACTATCGTCACCAGAAAAGCCGTGAAATGTCTCTGTATAAACCACATATCATGCTCCCAGTAGTTTAAGTATGATCGGTTGTGCTGTATCACTACCCACTAAAGTCACTATGATGAGTGCAATCAACAATCGGTTTTGATTCTTTGCTAAACTCGCAATTTCCTTTGTATGATATTCAAGCATTTTCTCCATCGCCTCAATTTGTAAGCCGTGAGCGATTAAACGCTCATCTGCCTCTGATTTATCCATTCCCGACCACCTGTAGTTTATTTTAGTATTATTTGGAGTATAACCGATCTATCGCCGGTTAGTTATCTTCTCCGGTCAAGAAAGGTAAAGCTACTCTCTGTTGAGTGACAATCACATTGTTTCCATTCAAATCTTCTTCTGCATCAGTACCATCTAGGACTGTGAATTTATTATCATCACCCCAGCCTGTACCGTCCCAAGGAGTGAAATACAAAGACCCTGAGTTACTTACTATTTCCCCATTGGTTGCCTCTGTTAAACTATCAACAGTGTAAGTTCCTGATATTTCACACAAGTAAGCCTTCCTTGGGGCTTTATTAGTGAACCAATAGTATTCACCAATTGTATAAGTTGCACTAATTGAGCTATTGGCAGTTGTAAAATCAGTCACTGCATCTTTGTTCACATCCCAGATTAATTCTTTAGCTAAGAATTGTAGGTAGTAACGACCATTCTCATGAGATAAATAACTGAGAACTTTTGCTGCCGGTGAGCCGTTTGGGTTGGGATACCCTAATGTTTCATGCGATAGGTTGTATGTGTCAATAAGTACATCATCCCCTATTGCGAAATCCTTCATTTTAGCATTACCAAATCGCTGTCCAGCATTAGTGCTAGTTGGGACTTTCTCAATCAAAGAATTCACAAAGGCTACACCGTATTGTTCTTGGTGGGACTGAGAAGCAAAAACATCACCCAACATATCCACAACAGAATTATTCGCTTCCTCAGTGAATCTCGCATCGGTGGTGTAGAAGAGTAAGTGCATTCTTCCAGTTGGGATTGAAGTTGTTCTAGCATTATCACTTCCTTCTGGCCCTGCTGTCCATGAGCTAGTGTCTACAGTCCAAGTAATGCCGTTATCGTCTGAGTAAATTGCAAGTTGAGTCTCTTTAACTTTTCGACTCATCTTTTGTGTTTTACTCGTACCATCAGGAATTAAACTTTCCCCAGAATCTGCGTGAGTCAATAATGGAAATCCTGGAATTCCATCTTGCAACCATGATCCTGCTGCACGAGATTCATTCCAATCAGGTCCGAGGTCTGTGAAGTAATTAGCCTCATAGTCTAAGTTATTTATATCGTATGAAGCAGCTACACCATTATCGTTGAACTTATAGAAGTTCCCAACAATTCCAGATCCATTGTTATTAGCTGCTCCTAGATGAATAATATCCCCTATCACCAAACTAACAGTTTGAGCAATTCCATCATTAGTCCATTGTTGTCCACGATATTTTCTACCTAAATCTACCCAAGTAGAACTTGCATAATCTGTTGTGGAAAGATTTACAGAGCCTACCCCAGCAATGCGTCGATAGTAATGTCCGATAATTCCATTAGTAGATGAACCATTGTTATAGACAACCTCATCTATAACTACAGTAACAATCTGACTCGTTCCATCATTTGTCCAATCCTGACCGTCATACGTTGTTCCGAGATCAGCCCAAAATGTTGAGTTAGTGTATGTTTGAGTGTTCAGATCAATATCGATATATGAGCCAATTGACCGATAATAATGTCCGATATTTCCTGCGGCACCTCCAGACTGTAGAAAAACTACATCGCCAGACTGCGTTGTAACAACCTGACTCGCACCAGTATTCGTATAATCCTGACCAGAATAATAATTTGCCGGATCACCAATCACATCACACTGCAACATTTCTTTGAACTTGAGCGTTTCTTTTACGCGATAGATGGTGGTGGTTGCGCCTTGGGTACGGCTGAATCCTACACCTGTCGATGTGTTAGCGTACGCCAGCTCGCGCGTAACTGATAAGAATATTGAAGTTGTTGTCGTGTCTCGAATGTATCCATAAGCTGTATTGTCACCGTTTTTAACAACAACAAATGAACCTATATCGTCATCAGAAAATGTACCGCTATCATATGCAAAAGTGGCAGTGGCAGCACTGTCTACGTTTACTTCTTCAGCAACACTTGCCACTTCCCAAAACGATTCAGATTCACTACCACGAATCTCGTTCGAAATAGCTTTACGCTTGAACTCTTCTAACAAATCACCTTTGGATTTTCGTCGTGCAGAGATTCTTAAATCTTGAACATCACCTTCATAAATTGCGTCGTAGAATTTACCGTCTGGTCTTCCTACAGTTCCAGAATCCGCAATTGCACCTGATGCAGGGTAATAACCAAAGTCGTCAAAATCTCCTGAAGTCAGGCATTGGGCAGTAGACACAATATCTACAACTGCTTCGTTATACCAAGGGGCATCAGCAATAACACCGGATTTAAGCCATGTAGCTGAACCATTTGGATTTAGCACAGGATGATAAGCGCCCTGATTTCTTCGTGACACTAAAGCGATTGGAATGAAATAACATTTTCCTTCGTGTGCGTAATAACCATTTGGATCAGGATCACCACCACTAAATTTAGCAGGGGTAAATGTGCCTCTATCCCCATCAATCAGATTGTATGCAGCACCGCCTCCAGCAAAACCAACTCTATCATTTGAAGATGACGCCTCATAAGAATTATCAGTTGCATCAGTTGTTTGTCCTCTAACTCTAAGGACTAGTGATGTACCTTGACGAATAAAATTATTGTCAGATTGTCCGTCTGTGTTTTCCCATTCCTCACCCAAACCAGCAATTGATCTTACACGGTAACGAACCTGAATTAATTTCCCAGTTTTGGCACTGCGATAAATATTATTTTTAGGGTCATCAATAAAGATTGCACGAGCGGAATCAGATAAAGAATTCCAAGCAGCACCATAGCCTTTTGTCTCTGTATCCCATTCACCGAAAGCAGAATACCCTTGAGCAACAACTGTGTTACTTAACGAGATTCCTTCGTGAGTGGTAGCTCCATATTGAACATTACCAAACGGATAGACTGCACCATTCGTATCAATTTCTTCGTGCCAAACTTCTAAGCCAAGCAAATCTGATCGATCAATTATTGAGGCATTTAAAGAAGTTCCACCGGCTGTAATTGCTGCTGCATGATTATCGAATCGACCTGTACCATCTTTTTTGTCTAGTCCATCTGGTGCGGGTGGTAGAGTGATGTAGTTCTTTTTATCCCCTCTAGTAGTTCCGCGAATATCTACAATTACACCGTCGATATTAGATACAGGGTTAAAACTCAGACTATCTCCTTCATACGTGGAATCGTTTTCGTCTCTACCGAATGCTATAGTATTTACAATGCTTTCTTTTAACGTCCAGAGGCCATTTTGTATTTGACCAGAAGGCCAAGACTTACCAAACTCAACATATCCACTTCCAGCAAATTTGCGGCGGTTAGATTCTGCGATAGAATTGAATTCTGCTTCAGACATTCCAGTAACAATCTGAGAAGATAGTGCGTCAGCAATTGCCTGAATCTGTTCAACGGAACCTGTGGATGCGACGAGCTGGTTGAACAACACTTCGGTTTCTAAATCGCCCTTGCTCATCAAAGGTTTACCGTCAAGGAAATCACGCTGTATAACGTAAGAAGCATTGGCGATAGTTGAACCACCATAAGGTGCGCTCAACCTTACAAAATGATCATTACCGAGTTGCCCAACCGTAGTAACTTCGTATTTGATCAGGTCCGGTCCAATGAACCAATCGCCTGCATTGACGTTGTTTACAAAATCTACGCCATTACCGTAAACATTAGAATCATCTTTAGTGACATTCACAGTACCTGTTCTATATTGACTCATTTGCTAGCTCCTAATCTGTGTAATTGACGATTTTAATATCACCAACTTTAATTCCGTACCCGCCGCCGCCGTTGACCATATTCTGAAATGTCAGAATTCCAGAGCCTACACCAGTCCATTGGGCTGAAGTTGGAAAATATAACGAGTTTGTTATTGATCCCAACAATGCCCCATCTGCAAATAATTTCACAGATAGTAAATCGAAGACTACTTCGAATTCTATTCCTTCATCGGGATCAGATAACCATTCCTGAAGTATGGGGAAAAAGGAAGTGTCTGTACTATATGTGGCATTGGAAGAATGTAGACTTGCTTTAAATGGGTAATTGCTAGAGTCAGAATAATCAAATAGCAGTCTGAATCCCATCGCGCCATCACCATATGATGAAATCTTAGTTCCAATGAAAATCATATTATCACCGTTGAATGACCCTGCCAAATCAGTACCATTTATTTTCATCTTGAAACTTGTTTTGTTGGTAGGAGTGAATTTAAACAAACTTTTCTCTGCTCTTGTTGGGAAATATGCAGCTCCACTACCCCACGGTGATACTGAAAATGAAGTCCAACCTTCTTCAGCATCATCAGTCACCACAATGTTTGATCCTAAAGTTGGGTGTGGGGGAGGTGGTTTTATAAATCTCGCAAAATCTCCTCCGATCCAAGATTTATATGCAGTCTCATTTGAATACGCATCAACCCCAGCCATTTGAGTTTTAGCACCTAGTTCAAACTTGTCAGTTTCGTAAAGAAGATAGCTATCCTCACCATCACCAATATATAACCTTGGGTTGTCATTGTTATTCTCTATCTGACAACCCGCTGATCCAAAAGTTACTGAACCTACAGCAATTGCAGCTAAAGCATTTATCAAATTTATTTTCATAACACCATTCTCATCTATTGAAAATTGTTCAGAACTGATAGCACCGTTTGAAGCAACGTTAAACTTACCAAAATTTCCTGATCCATCAGCATTGATATTGAAGTTGTCAGAACTGATAGCACCGTTTGAAGCAACGTTAAACTTACCGATTTTTGACGTACCGTCAGGTTTTACCCAGATAGGCAGAGTCAATCCATCATACGTACTGAGAATATAATCAGTACCATCTATTTCATGGGCACCGAATGTAGCAACATAACCTGAGTTCGTAGTCTGAACATACCCACCACCGCTGATCAGTACACCTTTGCTGACCGTACCGGCTTGTAATGACTCTGTGGCTGCCAGCGTACCTGTGGCTACCTTACCAAACACTATCGCGTTGTCGTCTATGTGATCCTCAATGAACGCCTGATCAGCTTCGCTAATTGTTGCCCAATCACCCAGTCCACTTACATCAGTTGCGTCCAAAGTGTTAGTTTGAAATACCACCGTTGTCGTGCCGCCCACGCCCAACTTATCAACAGAGGCTAGTTCAATCTCAAATTCTGTCCCCTGTGATAATCCTTCGAGTAATATTTGGTTAGAATAGATAATTTTTGGTGAGGTGTACGAACCGCCTTGAACTTTATGTCGGTATTGCGTACCCACCAAATCAAAATCAATAGCCGGTACGAAACTTATTTTAGCAGAGGCAATACCGACCTCAGTAAAAATTCCAGTCGGTGTAGGTGGCGCAGGATTTTCAATCAGTTTAGTAGTCGAACTACCTTTACCAAACTGATCAACAGAAACTATGTTTAAAATTTCACTCCTTTTTGTTGAAGGATCAATGGTGATAGATGATCCTGTATACAGTACACCTCTTATTTCCACACCAATGAAATCTACGTCGTTAGGGGGCGTATACGTAATGAACACACCATCTTCGACTTGGGTCGCCACAACGTCAGTTACTACACTTGGTGCAGGGTTGCTCACCGTGAGTACTGCAACATTACTCTTGTAGGCAGTCGTCGCAATCGCTTGAACCTCGAAAATAAATTCACGTACAGGTGAACCATTTGTATCTTTTTTATTCTTTTCATACGTGTAAATGTAGTAAGTATCTTCTACGGTTTCTTCACGTAAAATTTCACCAGTAGGGCGTAGTATTCGAACTTTGTAACCGTCAAGGTGTGCATCTAATGAACCGGACAGATTAGAAAAACCGCCACTGGCAATTGATACTTTCGCCCACTTGAATTCTGCGTCAGGTGATTTCCATTTATTCCAATTTTCATCATTATCTAAGCGGTTTATTAATTCCAATCGCTTTATATCAGGCAGGGTTATTTCGATAGGTGGTTCATCGCCTCCGCCTATACTGTCATCAGCATTATCGCTAATAATCGGTGTGACGTATTCAATGTTCTCAACACCACCCGCTTGATCGTTTTTATTGTAAGCAGTACAACGTATTTCAATAGTACGACCGTCAGCCCTGACTTTAATGTTGCTAGTGGTAGAAAGATCGTACTCAATAGGTATCCATTGGGACTGACCTTGTATTCGCCAATCGAACCGTGCGTATCTGAAATAGGTATCACCTACAGCCGGTTCGACATTCAATTGCAACGTTATCTCATCAGCATAACCGGTCTTACCAGTATTGTACTGAGGTGTGATAGTCACGGTGGGTTTCTGTGCGTTAGGTATTTTATTCCCGCCGCCGGTGCTTACATCGTCGTCTAGTTTGGCAACTCGATACGTTCTAACACAGGACGCGGTATAGTCAGTGTTTGCACCATTGCCAATATAACCATTGCTAACTGTGACGTTATCGTAACCCTTTACCTGAACAACTCTTTCATCAGCACTAATATAGCGGTCTGCGGCGCTCAAATTAAAACTACCACTTCTAGCTTCAACATAATTCTGTAGCGGTGGTGGACTAATTAACCTATTAGTTCCGTAAAAAATAACAACACCGTTCCAACCGAAACCAGAATCACCGGCCTTGAATATGTTCCCTGCTTCAGTGTATGAATTCGTATTCACGGTGTTGTCGTCACCTGATACATCAATACAATTGTCGTCACCTGATAGGAAGTTTTCACCTATCATAACAAGACCTGCACCGCCTTTTACGCTGGTCGAATTACTGGTAGCAACGATTATATCTTCATAAAAACCTGTCGATGAATTAAACACGCTTTTGACAACATCACCACCTTTAGCACCGGCGTTACCGTACAGTTTTTGTGAGTAATCAAAACCTACAATTTGACCGTTTTCATCTAACTCATAAATGGAACCATCTAGTAAATTACTACGACTCGTTGGTATTTTGGAGGGGGCACCTTGGTTTTCCAGTAAGGCCGATGCTGTCTGCGTAATAATGCTAGCATAAGCAAAGGTGGCCATATAAACACCAGAAATACGTGAATCATCCCCACCGTTACCACCTTGGCTATCCACATAACCGCCACCCTTGCCGTCAAGCCTAGCACCAGATAACATCTGCCAAGTTTTATAACGCAGGTAAACGCTACCTTTAAATTTCACTACCACACCGGCATTCACAACGACGTCACCAGCCCAAAGGAACTTGTCATTATCTAAGGTAGAGTTACCGGTGATGGTCAAGGTATTACCGTCGATAGTGTGGGTTACGTGGTTCTCTAAAGGCTCCCAACTACCGTCGTTAACAATATTCGTTACGTCTTCACCACCTTGTAAAGTGATCGGTTGTGCTGTACCGGAAGTACCAAACAGTTCTAAGGCTACTGTACCGGCAAAGAAATCATAAGTAATTCCCTGTACTTCAAATGACGATGACGTAGTACCGGTTTCACTCGCGTAATCAGGATGGTTGTACAAATCTAAAGCTACAATGTCACCAATTTCTAAATCGAAAAGGTCAGACATAAAGCCGGTTACTTTAGGTAAAACTCTTGGTGCACTGAACCGAGCGCGTATACCTTCAGCAAGTTGGCTAATTACAAATTGGTTTGAATTTTCAGTATTATAAATACCGCGCAGGTTTATTTCATAGACATCAGACCAACCGTTATTTAACGCACGACTACCGCCGTCAGCAAAAGTGTTTCTAAGTGGGTAATATCCCTCGGTTTGATCCCAAGACCAATTGATAGCGAAAACATTACGTACAGCTTTGGCGTTTCGCTCAAGGCCACTAATGCTGATAAGTTGGTCATACGTTAACGTTTTGACGGGCGGCGTATTAGCAGGGACAGTGCTGAATCGGCGTACCGAGTAACGACCGTATTGGTCAATGACCGGTTGCAGGTTGTAAGGTAATAAACATTGTTCTGCAATAAATGTTTTAGCGTCTTCGTCTACTAAACCCCGGAATTGCGTTCTAAAATTCCACAGGTCGCTACTTAGGTTTTCGAATGATTCAACATCAATCAACGCAGGATCAACTCCAGCGTGATAAGGTTCCGGTAAACTAACACCAGCTTGACCGTACACTTCACCAGTAAGCAACGCGATTATCATCACAGGTACGGGTAGGTCTAGAAATGTGTTGTCAGTGATTTCAGAAGGTGATGCGTTTTCTTCATTATCGGTGCCGACTATCTCCACGATAGGTGTACCGAAGCAACCTCTTTCAACAATGTTTATCTCGTCGCCACTTGAACCGGAAACGGACCATCTAACAACTTCTGTGGTGTTGATGTTGTTAACCACGCCGTCTACTTTAAAGTAACCGTATGTACCGTTGTCGTTGCCGTTGTACCAGTTCTCATCATGTTTCACTGAAGTTAGGCCGGACGCATCCACTAATTCCAATAAACCAGTAGAGGTACCTAGGCTGGTGACACATTGCGTGGTAGCCAAATCACGCATAATAGTGCGTTTGATTATTCGTTGAAAGTCTTGAACACTCAACATGAAACTGTTTTCATTATTATCAATCTGAGTGACGTTTAAAGTTGAGTACAGAAGGTAATCCGCAAAAGCCATACCTTTGTAACCGGAATACAATTCGACTTTATTGTTAACTAACGAATCATTGTAATCATCTTTTAAAGTCTTTAACAAACCGGTAAAACCAACATCGAGGAATGCAATTTTACCGCCGCCAATGGATGACCAACCGCGTTCAGGTTGTACGCGTTGTGCACTACCAAAAGTCTCACTAATTACGCCGTCAAATATTTCGGCACCTACGTCACCTACGTCAATGTCATCATTACTTGTTAAATAAATCGTGTAATGATCGTTCAGTATTTTAACGACTGTCCTAGGTTCTCTAGATTCAGAACTATTTGCAGCAATAAAATTAGGTGATGCGTTACGCATTAGTAGGAACCTTTCTAACAGTAAATTGGTATGTCCAAGTATCTAACATACTTGTGCTGAATCGCGTTCTTTTACCCCGACCGACGAGCTGTACCAGCATTATTTCGTCATCTTCATTAGGGTTGGTTATGGTGAACTTTTCCTTAACCATGTTGGACGCTAAAAACATTTCCATTTCAGCACGTCCGATACTCGCCGGAACTACGGAAATAGTGAACCGTGTTGTGTCGTAGTAGAGTGATGCTTGTTGTTTGCCTGACTTAGACATAGCTTCACTTGTACTGGTTTCATATTCTGGTTCAAAACCAGCAACATCTAGAACTAACTCAATCGGCGTACCCGCTGGTTCAGGTGCTGGATCGGTAAGTTGTCGAGTCGGTGTATAAACAATACTTACATTAGCCATTCATCAATGCCCTACCTTGTGCGCTACTGGGGTCGATAATCACATTATCATTATCGAACAATTCTTGCAGTTCCGCTATACCAAAACCAACACCACCTTGGACCGTTACATTGTTGGTTATCGATTGGTTGTTAGTCGTGTTGGATATCGGTTGAGACGTTGAGGCAGAGCTTGGGTTAAACGCACCGCTGTTAAACGTTCTACCTTCAATGGCTGCAGCCTGAGTCGCACCAGTGGCTAATACGGCGGCGAAGGAGGCCCATTTAGTGAAAGGGTCTTCTGTTGCCAAAGCTTTCATCGCCGCAACACCTGTATTCATCGCCACGCCAGCTAACGCCCATTTCTTTTCAGCTTCAAATGCTTTTTCAGCGGCCTTTTCCCGATTTTTTATTTCTGCCTCGGACATGTTTTTAGAGTTGGCCACTTCTTCAGCGAGTGCGTTTTGTTTATTGCTTGCCAGTTGTTCAAAGTATCCGGCCACGGCACCGGCTGTTTGAAACCCTGCAGATGCTTGTTCACGCAGACGTTCCATCTGCTTGTCGTGTTGATCCTGCAACCGTGTATCCATATCATCAAGCGCGGTTTGTAGAGTCTCAGGGTCGACTAAGCCGATCATCCATGGTTCGTCTTTTGAGGCAAGGTATTCGCGCCGTAACGTCTCATTGCGTGTAGCTGCTACCCTAGTAAACCATTCCTCTACCAACTTTTCATCGGGTACACCTATTTGCCACGGTTCAGCTTGAAAAGGTGTTAAACCAGCAATAGTACGAGGGTCCGGTTTCTTACCACCTTTTGGTTCGTCTATTTCAAACTCAGGTGTTTTCAAACCATCCAATAACGCTTGAATCTCGTCCAATGCTGTTTTGTGATCACCCCAAGAGTCGCTACTTGTTCGAATTTTGCTAGCGAACTCAGCCGTGACTACATTCATGTGGATCATGTCATCAATGGTGTTCTGAAAGCTATCAGGTGTTAACTTACCGTCTTTTAGTAGTCGGAAAGTATCGGCTAATTGGAGGGCTTGCCCTTGAGTTAATCCTAGTGCTTCTTCAGCTTCTTCAGCGGCTTTGACAAGTTTGTTACTGTAATACTTAGAACTACGCGCCACCATGTCGGAACCGACGTTATTCATTTCTTCTTGTAGTTCCATAATGGCTTGTATTGAGCCTTTACTCGACTCGTCAACGGTATCCATTATC